TGACTACGGTCTCAAGTGGTGCGATCAGCAATGACAACGGTTTCGTACCGGGCCATACACTACCGGACGCCCCTTCCCTGGGGAATGGTGTTCAAACACCACATCTCACCTTTAAAGGTGGGGAATACGAGTGCACTACGAGGTCACTCTTATATGAAAAAACCTCTTCAAAGAGGATTTTTAGGTTCGCTAACCGATTTGAACGTCGATCATTTCTTGATTCTAATCAAGAATGGTCACGTCTTTCGAGACTTGCGAAAGATCGGTTATCGATTATGGATGAGGATGAGCTTAAGCGCATCACTGATACATGGTTGGCTGTAGAAGATTGCTTAATCGTTTCTACGCCTGAGCTTCTAGAAAGACCTTCAAAGGTCATCTGGAACTATTGGAAATGGGTTATGAATGTGTCATTAACACATGGCATAAAATATTTCCATAAAATGTGGAAGGCACAATCTGCCTACCTCATCGGAAAAGCTTTGCGATCCCTTGAGCTAGGTGCTAAAATTGTGACTGGAACTATCAACTTTTATAAAGGTGAATGGTGCCCTACCAAGTTAACACTTAGGAGTCCACTTTCTTGGTTAAAACATGTCTTTGAAGACAGTCCGCGCAATAAGGATCTTATGACCCGTATTGCACATTTAACCACCTCCCGTAATTTCCCAAATCCTACAAAGGATGATATGGAAGAGGCTATGAATGCTCATGCATCCATAGTCATCAATGAGGTTAATCCTTGGAACCATAGTGCTGATTTAAATCGCATATACGAGTGTTCCAAGAAGATAGGTGTAGGTGTCAGACCTAAGCCTGACGCATATACCAATGCACATGTCTCCTTAACAAACTCTGCATCAATGGAGAGTTCACGGAGAGATGGCGGTAGGGCAACTGAGATAGGTAAGTCCTTTGCTGAATGGGCTTCAAAGCCATCAACAGAGACTCGCATAGCACAGACCTACTTTGGGCAGATCTATCGTACTGAACTTGGTAAACCAAGATTTCATACGATGTGTAGACTTACAAATCTACCGGATACTGCCAGACTTATAGAGTCAGATAATAATTTTGAAATTAATATAGAGGACTATAAAGTCGAAGACCCTATCTATGGGTTAGACCAGTATACTGGCTACCAACTTCTCCAATGGTCAATTGAAGAAGGTATAGATAGAGGTAGGTTAGATGGTACCTATTGGGATAGCGGTCAGCCCTTAAGGGTCGGCTCGCCATCTGAAGTTAAACCATCACCAGTTGGAGAACCTGGCTTCAAAGCTAGGACTGTGACTGTAGCAGAAGCATGGTATACCATGTTTCTGTCACCATTCGGACATGAGCTCATTGGTTTACTTAAGCAAGATCCAAGGGCTCGGTGTGGCCTGGGTGGTGCATACCAAGGCTTTGAATTTGCAAAAGAAGTACATCTATGTACTCCATATGCTGATCAAATCTATGGTTTGTCTTCAGATCTTGAGCAAGCATCTGAGTACATTCCACATGACGTCGGTAAGGCCATTTTAAATGGATTCATTGACGGATTAGGGTTTGTTAGCCCTTATTACAAAACATGCATAGATTTACTTCTGAGTAATCAAATGTTATACAGTGAATCACCTAAGTATAGGTACCACGGTTGTTTTGTTTCCAGAGGATCCCTTATGGGCCACCCTGGTACTAAAGCTTTGCTCACACTATTTATGATAGTTGCAGAGTCCTTAGCTTTCGAAGATTGGAGAGATTTGAATCCCTCATCACCAGTTGACTGGAGACTCTTCAGGACAGCAGGCGACGATCACGTCGCTCTGGGTCCACTACCCTATTTACAGTCGATAACATCATATATGGTGTATCTCGGAGGAAAAATAGGCGGGGCAAAAATATATTATAGCCCTATTGGAGTAAGGTACTGTGAAGAGTTTGTACTCTTTAAGCACCCTGGACTCCCAACTACTAATGGTAAGAGACCAATTATGGTCCGATCACCATATGATAGCACTCCCCACGTTGATGCAATCAAGGTGAGGTTATTATGCCCATT